AAACTACGTTGGTCAAAAATCTTGGGAGTATTTAGATCACCAAGGTTATGATATGTCACAATACACAACTATGTTTAGTGAGCTATGGGTACAAGAGTTTGCTAAAAAAGGCGGTGGTCATCATTCAGCACACATACATTGGAATCAACACGTATCAGGTTTTTATTTTTTAAAGTGTAGTGATAAAACATCTTATCCAATTTTTCACGAACCGAGAACCGGGGCACGTGCTACTAAATTAAAAATGAAACCAAATAGAAAAGGTGTATGGGGCGGTGAAGAACTTATAAACTTTAGACCTACACCAGGCACATTAATTATATTTCCAGGGTTCTTGGAACACGAATATGCAGTAGATTTTGGTATAGAACCATTTAGATTTATACATTGGAATATACAAGCAGTGCCAAAAGAAATGGCAAAAGATGTTTGAACACTCATTTAAATATACAATAATTGAAGAATATGTTGAGGTAGACAATTCAATTATAAAAGAAATAAAAAAAATAAAGTTAAAAAAAGATAAAAATATACCTAATATGAATTTAAATTCTTTTTACGAAGTAAATAAATCTTTTGATAATTTAATTGAAAAAAAATTAAATCACGTATTTAAAAAATATAAATTAAAATTAGATGTTTGTTGGATTCAAAAATATTTAAAAAATAGTTATCACGGTTTACACACACACGGTTTAGAAGATAAATCATTTGTGTGGTTTATAGAAGGAAATAAAAATTCATCTCCTCTTTATTTTTATGACGTAGGGTATCCAATGATTAATATAAATCAATCTATAAAAGTTAATTTTGTGCCCGGCACATTAGTCATATTTCCTGGTTTTATACCTCATGAAGTAAGACCAAATAAAAGCAACAATAGATTAATAGTAAGTGGAAATGTCCTTTAAAAAAAATAAATACACAATAATTAAACAAGCAATATCAAAAGACCTAGCAATTTTTATTGCAAATTATTTTAGAATGCAAAAACAAGTTTATGATACTTGTAGACAAGCAAGATACTTTTCTCCATTTGAAAATATTATAGGTCACTATGAATCTAAAAACGAACAGATTCCAAATACATATTCTCAATATGCTAATATGGCTATGGAAACTTTACTACTTAAATGTCAACCAGGTATGGAAAAAGCAACAGGATTAAAATTATATCCTGCTTATACTTACGCAAGGATATATAAAAAAGGTGATGAACTTAAAAGACACAAAGATAGATTCTCTTGTGAAATATCAACCACTATGAATCTTGGAGGTGATGACTGGCCAATATATCTAGAGCCATCAGGAGAAGTAGGTAAAAAGGGCATCAAAGTAGATTTAAAACCAGGGGATATGTTGGTTTATTCTGGCTGTAAGCTAGAACATTGGAGAGAAAAATTCAAAGGCAAAGAATGCGTACAAGTTTTTCTACATTATAACAATCGTAAGACCCCAGGAGCAAAGGATAATATGTTTGACAAGCGTCCACATTTAGGTCTTCCTTCTTGGTTTAAACGATGATATAATCTTTAAATGGGGGCTGTGTCACCACCACATACCACGCAGTCCCCTTTTAAGGATTATACACTATGTTTTTTGGCGGAACTACCTTTGCAGGAGCACCTTTTGGAGATTCAGGATTTAACCCTAATGCATTTGTAAATGTAACTGGGTCTAGAATTAATGAATCAACCGGCACAGTAGGTTTAGTAGGTAATGCTAATTTAAGCGTTACTGGTAATAGACTTAATTTTACAATTGGTAATGTAACTATTATTGAAGGTACAGGTGTTATCGTATCTCCTGATGGTAGTCGTATAAATGTATCTAGTGGTGATCCAACGATTGTTGCAAAAGCATTAACAGCTGTAACAGGATCAAGAATAAATTTAAATACAGGCACACCTACATTCGCATTTAAATATCCTGTATCAGGATCTGAATTAGAGGTAGACACAGGAACTGTTACAACAGTTGGTAAAGCAACCGTATTACCAAATGGATCTAGAGTTAACTTTAGCACAGGAACTGTAACTATATCTGCAGATGCAAACTTATCGGTAACAGGAAATAAAGTAGATATAGAAATAGGAAACGTTACAACTAAAGCAAATGCAACTGTAACAGTAACTACAAACAGACAAAATTTATCAACAGGAACTGTAACCATCGTAGCAAAAGCAACAGTTGCTCCAGATGGCAGTAGAATAAATATGGCAGATGGTTCTGTATTAATTAAAAAATGGGATGGTATTGTACCAGGAGCAAGTATGACTTGGGAACCAGTACAAACATCACTAGGATAGAATATGTATTTTGGAGGAAGCACATTTGCCGGAGCACCATTCGCCGATCCAGGTGGCGTAAGTGTATTTGTTTCTGTATCAGGAAATAGAGTAAATGTAAGCACAGGCACAGTTGGAATTGTTGCAAAAGCAAGAATACTTCCAAGTGGATCTGAAATAGAAATATCAGTAGGTAATGTAACCGCTAAAATAGGTCAAACGGTAGGTGTAACAGGAGTAAGAATAAACCTTGCAACAGGTACCGTTAATGTGATATCATGGAACCCGATAGTTCCAGGAGCAACTAGTACCTGGGTACCTATTGACCCGAACAATCCATAAGGAGAATAAATGGCAAGTACATATTCAAGTGATCTAAAATTAGAATTAATTACCACAGGTGAAAAAGCAGGTACCTGGGGTACAATTACAAATACAAATTTACAACAATTAGAACAAGCAGCGTCTGGTTATATTAGCCATAATATAGGAGCTGCAGATTTAGCATTAGATTTATCTAATGGTGCAGTATCAAATGGTAAAAATTTATATTTTAAATTAACAGGAACTCTAACAGCAAACAGAACTATGACTATGCCAGATAGTGCTGAAAGGGTTTTTGTTGTCGAAGATGCAACAGCAAGATCTTCATCTAATTACACATTAACAATTAAAACTGTATCAGGAACAGGACTAGCTTTACCTATTGGTTCAACAACTTTACTGTATTCTGATGGTACAAATATTACAGGTAAACTACAAACTAAAGGATATTATACGCCATCTGCAACTTATACTACAGTAAATGGTGACCAAATATTAGTAGATACATCTGGAGGCGGTATTGGTACTGCAATCACAATAAATTTACCAGCATCACCTGCTATTGGAAATGAAGTTACATTTATAGATAGTGGTAATAACTTTGCATCTAACAATTTAACCATTGGAAGAAATAGCTCTAATATTTTAGGTGCCAGTTCTAACTTAGTAGTTTCAACAAATGGCGCAGCTTTTACATTGGTGTATGTTAATGCAACAAGAGGCTGGGTATACAAAGACAACATATAGGAGCTAACACATGGCTCTAATTGATTTTAAAGTCTTACCAGGAATAGACAAACAAAACACTGACTCTGGAGCAGAGTTTAGATGGGTTGATTGTGATAATGTTCGTTTTCGATATAACTTACCAGAAAAAGTTGGTGGATGGTCATCACTTGTTACAGATACAATTGTAGGTGTAGCACGTAGAGAGTTTGCGTTTGTTGACTTAGATGGTAATAGATATGTTGCAATAGGAACAGATAAGTTTTTATTAATATATTTTGAAGGTCAGCTTTATGACGTAACACCTTTAAAAGCAACTTTGACATCAGCAACAATTGCAACAACAAGTGGATCAGCTGTTTGTACAGTTACAAAAGCATCACATGGTTTATCACCAGGAAATATTATTTTATTGGATAGTGTAACACTACCAGGTGGTACAGGTTACTCTGCATCTGATTTTGAAGATAAACTATTTCAAGTTACATCAACACCTACCTCAGATACATTTACAATAACACAATCATCAAATGCTAGTGGTACAGTATCTACAGGTGGTAGTTTAAGTATTAAACCCTACGAGACAGTAGGACCTGCTGCACAGTCTTATGGTTATGGTTGGGGTGTATCAGAATGGGACGGAACTGTTACAGGTGCCGTTACTAATACTTTGAATGGAGCATTACTAGATGACGCGGCGGGTACAGGTGGATCAGGAACAGCTATTACTTTAACATCGACAGCAGGATTTCCAACAACGGGTAGAATACAAGTTGGCACAGAATTAATTTCATACAGTGGTGTATCTAGTAATGACTTAACAGGTATTACAAGAGCAGTTGATGGATCTACAAGAGCAGCACATTCTAATGGTGCTACAGTCACCAACGCTGCAGACTTTGTTGACTGGGGTGAAGCAGCTCCTGCATCAGAGGTATCTCTTGAGCCAGGTCTTTGGTCATTAAGTAATTTTGGTCAAGTATTAATTGCAACAATTGCAAACGGTAAAACATTTACATGGAACGCAGGTGATGCAGCAAGATTAACAACTAGAGCATCAACATCTACATCTGGTTTTTCTACATCTAACAATCCAACTGCAACAAGGGTTACTCTTGTGTCACCAACAACACGTCACTTAATTCATTTAGGTACAGAAACAACTATTGGTTCAACTTCAACACAAGACGATATGTTTATAAGATTCTCGGACCAAGAAGATATTAACGACTACACACCTACAGCAATTAATTCTGCTGGTACACAAAGACTGCAAGACGGAACACGGATTATAGGTTCACTAAAAGCAAAAGAAACTATTTTGATATGGACAGATAATGCACTGTATACAATGAAATTTATTGGTG